TCATTAACAACAGCCATTATTCTACAAAGAAGCTCATGGCTTCTACCTCTTGTTTCATTTCTTCTTGGAAAGTAGTATTGAGTTTATTAATAACTCCGTCCAAATCTCTGATTAAAGATTGAAAAACTTTTTGATCGTATTCCTCACTAGCACGTGTTAGAGCTTGAGTTATTTTTGCCATTACACCAGTCTCGCTATTCCTTCTTCGACTACTTCTTCTTGCGGACCCTGTGCCATAGATTCAAATTCTTCCATTGCTAATTTTTCTGCTTCGCCAGGACTGAATCCTAAGTCTAGATATTTTTCAAATAAGTTTTCTAAAATTCTTGTGTTGACATCATCGGAAGCCTGTAAACCTATAGGAACTCCTTCTTCTTGTTGAAGTTGGAAAGGAGTAATCGTTTCTTGTTCGGACATCCATTGAGTAGGATCTCCTCCCATTCTTAAACCTACTCTACCACCAGTTGCCGCCCTAAAAGCAGCGTGTTGATCTTTTGTCATTCCACTCGACCCATGTTGTGTAGAACCATCAAATTGAGCGCTTCCATATCCTTGATTATTATAGGGTTGGTTTTCTTCAGCGTCTACCATAGGATCTGCATAACCAGTTGTTCCAAATTGAGCTCCTACATATCCTCTGTTGTCGCCTCCAGTACGTGTATCAATACCAGAACCTTGCCAGTTTCCTAGTGCTTTATTATAATTATTTAATTGATTGTTAAAATTTTGTAGTCTTGCTATTAATTGAGTGTTTACATTACCTCTATAACTTCCAGCATAAACATCTTCTACTTCTTCATCGCTTAAACCATATTTAGTTTTTAAAGTATTTTCTATTGTATCAATTCTTTTCTGTGCTCTGTTACCCATTCCTTTACCAAAAGCGCTTGCTACATTACCGCCAGCAAAAACATCATAAGTAGGATTTCCAGCTACTCTTCCTGTTGTTGGGTTCCGTGTAAAAGAGGCTAAGCCAAAATTTTCTTCTCTTGTGTTGGGTTCAATTACTTTTTTAGCTAGCCCTAAAATACTAGGAAAACTAAATTTATTTTGTTGAGGGGTGTAAAATGCATCTTCGGCTGTATACGTAGCGTCGAGGTCATTACTTGCAGGATATAGTGTTTCTGTTTCTTTGATAGATGTATTAGCTCCTGGATACTCAGTACCGGTTACAGTAGGATTAGTATCCGCTAATAATTGTCCTTCATCAATGACAGGTGTTGTGCCGTCTAGAGTTATGTAATTTTCTAGCCCTAAATTATTTCTATTTGCAAGATTATAATTATTCATCCAATTCTGATATTTATTTTGTGCCATTTCACTAGCACCATATATACCTGCAGCTGGTTTACTAAAAAAAAGTCCCTTTAATATTGGATTCATAATTATCTTCTCCCGTCTGGTTGTATATCCAGTCTAAATGTGCCTAATTTCCAATCTTGAGAGCTTCCGGTATTCGCTATTTTAATAGCTATTCCCCGAGCCCTGGCACGTGTATCTACTTTAGCAGTGCTGCTAGTAATTGTAAAGGGACCTAATGGCGAGCTCGCGGCTGCATCATTAGGGTAATCTCTTAAGAATAAGGTAACCTGCGTATTACCTGTTTGAGATATAAAATCAGGGATAAATCTTCTAATTTTCATAATGAATTCTCCATCGCCTCTCATGTCAGGCATCCCAATAACTTGTCCTTTCTGACCTCTTCGTTGAGTAATATCAAAATCTCCTGAAGTAATGTTAGCGGTGATGGCTGTAACAGTTCCTCCTGCATTAACCTGATCGGTCCCTGTTTCCTGTTCATAGTAAATAGTAATTCCATCGGTATTGCCTACGACATCGAAGGAAGCATTATCTGCAGTAGTATAATAACAAGCATGAGGTTTTCCAAATACTTCGGAATCAGCCCAAGCTGAACGAGGTAAAGTTCCTGTGGTCCACACAGGTTTTTTAGCAATAGCCGTTTCTTGATAATTATAAGTGACTACTCGATCAATTACATTAGAACCATTACTACAATAGAACCAATTGATTTCAGTAAACAAATTATTTAATCCACAATTAACTAGATTTCTAGAAACCGTATTTAAATCATCATAAACATAGTCTTCCACAAGGCATGGAAGAGTCTGAAGCTGACCGGCATAACTAAAGAATCCGTTCTCAGACATCCAGAACGCTGTTCCATCTACTTCGACAGCAGCATTCTTTCCTAACAAGCCACAGTTCGTTCCTACTTGTTCAAACGAAAAGGTAAAGGGAGATCCTACAAATCTCATTAAGTAGAGAGCGGCATCAGTCCAGATATAAATGGCGTCTCGTCCTCTAATGGCTCCCATGATCATCGAACCATTAGCCAGTCTTTGTGTACCCGCGGTATTATTAGCGGTTACCGTATAAGAATCCGTATCATTAATACTTTCCTGATCCGAGAATCGAATAAACATATCGTCCTGAGTAGAATCATCTGTAGTAACAGTGGTAGTTCCTAAAAAAATTAAGTGTCGATCTGTGGGTGATACAAGCATATGTCTAGATTTAGCAGGAGCATTAGACATCACAGTTGCTCGATTAGCTGTAGGGTTACCAGCCGCTGCATCCCATTCATAACAAGCTCCATTATAAATAAGCGCAATTAATTTTGTTCCATAGTTATCGAGAACCCAGAGTCCTGGTTCAATTGTATAGTCAGCTGAGGATGCTTCACCCCAGGCAACATAATCAGAAATATTAGTGACCGCTACTCCTGCGGAGTGGGTAGCAGCAGTCGTTCCGTTGACGGGTCTTGTCCCTCCACTTAACGTTCCTGTGGAAGTATCATTGTTTGTATAAGACATATCTTCGGTTCCTATTCTAATTTCCCCTGAAGCCGGAAAAGCTGTGGAGCTATCCAGTACAAAAGTTGTAGTGAGAGTATCCGCAATGTCTGTTTTTAAAGTAGTGAGAGCTGCTCCAGACGCAGTTCCTGCCCAGTTTCCTGTTCCCCATCCATATCCTCCTACTTCTTGAGAAGGTCCCACGGTAACGTAGAGTTGAGCATCGGCTGATCCAGCAAAGGATAGAGGAGTGCCTGTTTCAGTACTTCCCATCGTAATCGTAATTTCAGTAATACTAGGAGCCGAGGTAACCATAAATTTTGTATCTTCAAAAGAAGCACTAGTAAAACTAGATCCTACTGGAATACTTAATACATTATCAAATCTAACAATATCATCATCTTGTAAACCATGCGCACTCGGAAATACTACCGTAACGGTTGGAGTACCTGAGTCACTACTAAAATTAACCCCTGAGATTGTTGTACGTAAGGGATGGATATCGTAATACTGACCCCCCGAATAAACATATAAAATTCTATTTGTTCCTATGGCTGCATATTTAATTCCTGCATTATCATCCCAATGGTGAAGAGCTCTAGCAGCCCCTGTTAGTTTATCTTCTCCCAATTGATCCCAGCCCCCTATTTTTTCAGGGGAACCATAACGAAAACGGACATTATCCCCACCGGTCCACTGTCCTTCGGCTCCTGTAGGGGTAACTTGTTTGTTAAATCCAGGCATGAATCCTAATTTTTGTAGCATAAAATGATCCTTTTATAGGGATTTTATACTACATGATTGGTGGGATATCAATCAGATTTAGGAAGGTAAATACTCCATTCTAGTTCAGCTATTAAATCATCGAGATAAATAATACGTTTTTTATGCTTTCTTAAATATTTATGTATTTCTTTAATATCTAAAATAATCCATTCTTTTTTACTTTCAAACACCATCTTATCGGCTTTAGTATTGGTATGCCCCGTTTTCCCTACCAATCCATCGGGAAATTTAAACATATCTCTTACATCAAACTTGAAGTGTTGATTCGATTTATTTTTAATAATACCTGCTACATTCCAGTGTTCATTTTGTGTAGGGTATTTTACTTCAATTAAATTCTTAGTAAATCGGTTGACGATCTTGGGTATCATAGTGAAAATCTGAGTTAAAAGCAATTACGGTCTTTCTTTCGTTCCCATTAGGTTTAGAGGTATGGAGTAAATGGGCAGGAAAAGTTACAATCTGACCTTCTTTAATCTCATACTCGTATTCCTTCTTTCCTATTTTTATTGCAGTTTTAAATCTAAGATCACGGAGCTCCACAAAATAAACATTAGTAAGATTAGTTTGAGGATGGGTATGCCAGTCATGCTCAGAATTTTTGTTATACTGTTGAAACCATGTATTTGTAATTCTCCATCGCTTCGCATTATAATATATCATAAGATCCTCCATAAAAGACTGAGCTATATTAGGATAGAAATATTCAAGATATTTTCTTTCAAATTTTTTTGGCAGGTTCCAATCTGTTTTAGATATCTTACCCAAAGGATTATTAGGGATATGATCGATGAGATCTAGTAATATTTTTTTATGTTTTTGATGATTAGGAACATCCTGAATAAAGAATTCACAATTGATTTTTTTTACCTGCATTAAAGATAAACAACTCTAGAGTCTCCTCTACCCGCCTCACCTAAAGGTAAATAATTAAAAGCTATTGAATAACGATCCGCAGAAGACTGGTTAGTTTCTACTTCATGATACATGTCCGTTGGAAAAAAGACAACTGTATTTGGTTGAGGTTCGAAAGAATAGGCCGTAGAGTTCCACATATTCATTTTTTCAAAAGGAAGTTCAAAAACACTTTGTTGTTTATGATTAAAAGTTAGATTACCACAATTAGGAAGACAATTAATAAAAGCAACTCCACTAATCATATTATTTCGATGAAGGTGTTCGTGACCTCTTTTACCTGGTGACAGTTTAGTAATCCATGAAGTCGTCATCTTAAAAGAATTAACATACTGCATAATATCTCGGGTATATTTTTGAAATTGTGTATCAATAGCACGCGCTATAAAATTTAGTTTTTTATCCTCTAAGACCGATAAAGAAGTAGACATATGAGTCCCTTCTAGATTAGCTCTCTTTAATTTATATTTTTTTATTAGCGTTTGAGCTTTCTTTAGATCGGCAGGAGAAAGATTAAGTTTAGCAATCCCTACTAATTTTGAAAATAAGGGAAATATTTCCATTCCATCTCTATTTGACATGAAGAAATACTCCTAAACATCTACGTTGATCCCATTTATCTCGTTGCTTTAAAGAATAATGAACAAAAAGCTGTGAACATTCTTTACCTTTAAAAGCATCTCTCCAATGAGGTAATTCTAAACCATAATAAATAAGTCCATCCCCTGGTTTTAAATTAATTTCTACTTTTTTCTTTCCACTTAACATATAAATAGGCCACGGATCTCCCCCTAAATTAATAGTAGCTGAAATTTCGCATGAACCTCGATCCGTATGTTTTTTTAAAGTATCTCCAGGCGTATAGAGTCTGGTATAAGTATAAGTAGTATAGAGAGGTTTACCTACATGTTTTTCAAAAACGGGTTTAAGATTCTCCGCCACTAGGTCAAATGCTGCATCTCCATATAAACAAAAAGTATTTTTACTGGGAATCTGATGATCCCCCATCGTTCCAAACCTTTCATCGAATTCAGAGATATAATTTATTTTTCTCATTTCAACATGAGCTTTTCTTTTAATCGCTAAATAATTCTCTAAGAAAGTATAAAATTCTTTAGAAAGAATCTGAGGTATGACTTTATATCTATTTTTTTTAATCATGCTTGGGTATAAATTGAATATTCCAATGAATAAATCTAAAAGGATCAATTCCATTGTCGACGGTAAAGCCGTGTGATAAATAAGAGGGAAACATTATAAATTGTCCCACCGCCGGTTTAAAATGAAAAGCATAAGAGGCTTGATCAATGTTATTAAAATTTCTTTCAGGTAGTCGGTTCATTAGCGCACCGGGTCGCGGATCATAAAAAACGGGCATCGAAGTATTGTCGCTACATTTTAAAAAGAAAAATCCTCCCACATGAGTATTGGGATGATGATGAGGAATATGGTGTCCTCCTTTTGTTGCAAATTCCTGAACCCATAGGTCTCTAAAAAATACACGATGATTATCAATGTTAAAGCCAGTGTCTTCTATAAAGCGACACGATTGCTCAATAATCATTTTTCTAAGTTCTTCTAATTTTGGTTCTCTTATGAGTGTGGATGAATGATGAGACATTCCGAAATCCTTAAGATCTCTTTTATATAATTTATTACGCTCTTTAATAGCTATCTTAGTTAAAGTCTTAGCCTTCTTCATATAAGGATCACATACTTTATTAGTAGGTTTTACAAGTTCGGGAGCCATCCAACGTTTAAGAGGACTTCCAAAATAAATATTAGTTCCACCTAAATTAGGGGGTCTATCCTTGTTCATTAAGCTCCTTTAAAAACTGTTTATGCGTCATTGATTCTTTCGTCACTTTATCAATCATTGTTTTATATTGTTTAACAGAGGGTGTCAAGTTGTGGTAGTTTTCCATACTAGGTTTCTGTTTAAATAATTCTAATCCTCGAGCAATATGTAAATAACTATATAAACTAAATGATGCCGAAGTATTTTGCTGAAAGTTAAAAGGATTTAATTGACATTTTTCCAAGAGAGAAAATCTTTCTTTTAAACTATCAGGCATAGGGTGTTTTCTTCTAAAGTCTTTCCAGAAAGGAGAGTCTTTTCTTTTAGTTAGATAATGAAGATAAACAAAATTCATTGTATCGTCAAAGCTACCTCCCACATTACTATTAAATAAGTTAATAAGATCTGGATCTGCAGAGAACATATCATCAAAAAATTGTTTTAAAGTTGTGAGCTGACCAATCGTTAAATAGATAGAAGTAGATTCCAAAGGTTCAATAAAACTTGAAGAAAGTCCTACGGCCATGCAGTTATGGACCCAGAAATTTTCCATTCGACCTGCTTGAAAATCAATAGTTTTGGTAACGGTAATTTTTTCTTTAAATGTTTTTTCCACTTCTTGTTTAGCTTGTTCAGGAGTAATGTAACTACTATCAAAAATATAGCCTCTCCCTATCCTGTGTTGTAAAGGGATTTGAAACATCCATCCATATTTTAAAGCAGTACATTTAGTATAGGGAAATATTTCTTCCTTCTTTTTATAGGATCTTGGACAAATAATAGCTTTGTCTAAAGGTAAATGTTTTTTATAACTTATCCATTTTTGTTTATAAGTTTTCTGGATGAGATGTCTACTAAAGCCAGAACAATCAAAAACAAAATCACATTTGATTATTCCATTCTTTTTAAATCGAATTCCGGTAATAGGACCTTTAGGGTGTTGTAGGGCAGACACATAATTATCATCTATATGAATAATTCCTCTTTCCTTTGCAACCTGGGCCAATCCTTCTACAACCAGCTGAGCGTCAAAATGTAAAGCATAAAGTGTTTTTTGAGGATTAACCTTATTCATGTAAGAAAGTTTAGTGTTAAATGAATATTCGTTGAAGTCTAAATCTTTTTTAACTAAAGTCTTCAGATAGAAGTCATAGCAATCCCATCCATAAACAGGAGGAATACTAAAGTTATCAAACTCATGGAGGTCTCTAAAAGGATGGAAATATTTTTTACCATCTCCATTCCAGTTCTCAAAACTAATACCATTCTTCACGGAACCTTTGGTATGTCTTATCACGTCTAAGGGCTGAATATTTAATTCCGATAATAAAAAACTTACAATGTGAGGAGTGGTTGCTTCCCCTACTCCAATTACACCAATCTTTTTAGATTCAACTAAAGTAACTTCATGATGAGGAAAATATTTTTTAGCAAATAAAGCCGTGAACCATCCGGCTGTTCCTCCCCCTAACACTAGTATCTTTCTTTTCTTCATTTATTTCTCCTATATTTTATGGGACGATAGTAAAAGTTTTTCATAAAAAAAATTTACCTAAAGGGATTACCTAATGTCCACATTACTAAACTTAATCTCTTTCCCTTTGTAACAGGTAAAACGCGATGGTAAAGATGAGAAGGAAATATTATAATAGACCCCTTCTCTTTAGCCTCTGAAACTGTTCTAATATTAGGAGCGCCATTCTCCCTGTTTCTAAAATCAAACTGAAACTCTCCTCCCTCATAGTCCCTGGGTTCTGATAATTGAACCGTCAGAGATAGCTTTCTTATTTTACCATGATGATTAGGGTCTTTACTATGCTTTGGATGGGGAAAACTATCACAATGCCACGTATAGTGATGACCCTTAGTGTACGTGGTAAACTGACATGGTTCTGACCAATCATATTCAAAATTCCAGTTGGCTTCGTTATTAGCATGTCTTAAAAAAGGATGTATTTCTTTATAGATCCAGTGATCATCTAGCCATTGAATTCGAGATTCTCTTGTTTCGATTAATTTTTCGTTTTCAATTTTAGATAAAGGAAATCTAGAAAGGTCTTGTCCTCTTCCCCCTACCTGAGCTTGTCTTAAAGCATGTTGATTTTGTTTCCTTCTTAGTTCAGCTAATTTGATAATTTGATCACAAACATTTTTAGGCAGACCAATTTTAAAGTACCAATACATTGTGGCTAAATTCATTATTATAATTTACATCCTACTGTTAAAAAACAATTAATTTGATTACCTTTATTCATACTTATATAATAATTTAAGTGTGCTGGAAATAAATGAAAAACATTATCCTTCAAAGGAAACCTCATTAAATTATTTTTATAATTAACTTCACGATCATATTCAATAATAAGTTCTGATGATTTGTCCTCTACATCGATACCATAGAGCATAATATAATCAGGAGGATCTCTATCAAATTGATGATTTCTTTTTATAGTATGTTCTCGTGGTAATAAGATATTGCCCCATATAGTATGAGTCAAAAGCATATTACTAGTTTGGAGACGAAAGTGATCTCGTACATAATCCATTAGCCATGTTAAAGCTTGAGAACCTTTAATTTTAAAATCATGATAACCGGGACGTGCAGGACGTTGGTCCATTCTATCCTGAATAATTAAAGAACTAAAGAGAAGGTCTTCTTTTAAAAAAACCCTATCAATTGTTACATGTTTAACTGTGTCTGTATATACAGTTTCATGTTTTAATAATATTCTTTTCATGTTTTTAAAGTATTAAAGAAAAATGCTAAAATATATCTTTCTTTAAAAGTAAAATCAGTTGCAATCGCATGCCAGCGTTTAGCATTATACATTAATAAGCGATTAGGATAAGCCCCAATAGAAATATCAGGGTATTTGTCTTCACAATTTTCAAAAAAAGCAGTTCCCCCGTTTGATGTTTGATCAAAATATAAAATAGCAGCTATTTCTTCCGGATCATAATGAACAATACCCCAAGGAGTGTTTACTTTAGATTTTTTAATCTCTTCAATGACGGATTTTCTAACAAGACATTTAAAACTTTTCTTATCTATCCTTTTTTGAAGTATTTTTTCAAAAAGGGAAATAAAAATAGAGTTATATTTAGTAAGATTAACCTCGTAACAAGGATATGCTTGAAATCTATTACCATAATAGATTCCAGCAGGTTGATAAAGAGCTTTATACTTTAATTTAGGAAGTTTTTCTTTAATCTGGTCAAATAATTTAGAATCTAACCACCCAGGTTGAAGGTAAAATGAACCATTTAGTAAATAATTATACATTTATATCTTTTTGTATAACTATACACAAAAAGATTAATGTAATCAAGCGTAAGGATCGTTTTCAACAGTAAATGGACCATCCCAACTTTGGGTACTTTCGTTCCATTCATATGGTTGAGTAGGGTCTGGACATGCGACAGGTGGTTCCCAAATCCATTTAGTTTGATTTAGTACCCATGAGGCATGAGGTTTGGGTCCATAAAATTTATCATGAACGGGGTCGTAAATATAACCCGCTCCTGGATAATTACCTCGAAGAGCTTTACTTTGATCAGCACCTTCTACTTTTTCATTGTTTTCATTTTGTTCATAATAAATTCCATTGGCTGTATTGTATGAACATTGTTTCCACATATCAGCGGGCCACCCATGAATATTTTCTAAATGAGTTCGACCTAATGCTTCGTTTTCTGGATTTCCTAAAACCGAATTATCTACTGAAAGAACTTGTAGAACTTTATTTTGATCTGAAAGTTTTGCGTAATGAGCCATAATATTTATGCGACATATGTCCCTGGAGCATTAAATAAGTGAATTGTACAAGATCCACATGTACTATTACAACCCGAAGTTGTGCAAGAACATGCTGTTGCTCTGACAATAACAATTCTTCCTGAGCCACCTGATCCGCCGGTACTTCCCGGTGTTCCTCCACCGCCGTCAGCTGTATTTGCTCCTCCACTGCTAGTGGATCCTCCGGATCCTCCAGCGGCATAAGTTCCAGGATAAACTGGAGATGTTCCTCCCGCTGCTCCTCCCGGGCCTGATGCTGCTCCTCCATATCCGCCACCGCCACCAACGGGTGCTCCCGGTGAACCGCTATGTCCAGCGGTTGCTCCATTATTTCCTTGTGGGGGACTTACTGCTGGTCCGCAACAACGTGTCCAGTTTCCAAGTCCTCCAGATCCTTCTCGCGAACCTCCGCCACCTGATCCACCATTTTTACCATCTCTGGCAATAGGAGGGTCATTAGCGCTAGGTTGACATGTAGTTGGAGAAGGTCCTCCCGAACCGCCTCCTGTGGATTCAATACTTGAAAATGAAGAATATCCTCCATTAGCTCCATCCCATGGATTACCGCCGGCTCCACCAGAGCCAACAGTTATTGGATATGTATCTCCTAAAAATACGGGAAAGCTTTTAGGGCCGAGATCTCTAACTCCGCCACCGCCACCTGCACCGCCATTTTCCCAAGGGCCAGGTGAAACTTTTCCTGCTCCACCGCCGCCACCGGCAACAACTAAGTAAGAAACCATATATTGTTTTTTACCACCGCGTCCGAAACCGCCTTTTGAAGCTGCTCCGAATGATGCAATTATAGGCATAAATCTATCTCCTCTCTATTAAGCAAACTGGGTTTGCGATGCAAAAACTGTAAATGCTGCACTCCCTGTTTTTACTACTGTGTATGTATATACATCCACAGAATTTGTATTTCCTTCTGAAGGTGCACTTCCACCTTGCCATTCAGGTGTATTAGCTCCTCCGTCTACTGTTACAACGTTATTGTAATAAGCTGTTCCAGTTTGAGTTACTAAATGGGCGATGGTAACTGATTCACCAGTATCCATAATAGAATCTAGTGTAGTACTACCGTCTCCTCTAATATTTAAAGTCCAGTTAGCTGCTGCTGCCGTTGTAAAATACCAAACGGCTTGAGTAATCACATCATAGTTAACAGTTCCTGTAGCCGCCGTAGCCGCTATAGTACATGTTTCTGCAAGTTGTTTAATTTTTCCAGCTCCTAAAGTTACTCGACCAGTTCCTAAAGGATTAATATTGAAATCTGCATTTGAATCACTTGAAGATGAAACCGTCATTGACGGTGCATTTCCTGTAGCTGCATTAGCTAAAGTAATTTCATTAATTGCCGATCCCGTAGCTGTTAATTTTAATAATTCATTTCCACTTGTGTCTAAAATTGAAGTACCAATTTTAGGTGAAGTTAAAGTTTTGTTTGTTAAAGTTTGGGTGCCTGTAAGAGTGACATCTCCAGCTGCAAAACCAGTGTCAGCTATATCGGGGTTCGTCCCATCATTGGCTGTTGCATAAACAAGTACTGTATCGCCATTAGCAATTGCAACACTATCTCCTCCACCAGTTACATATTTAAAGGTTACTACTTGTCCACCTGTTGTTGCGTTTTTGATAATATAAAAATTTTTAACATCTAAAGGGATTGTTACATTTCTTCCTGCGGATAATGATCCGGTTAATTCTATAACTCTTGTTGCAAGAGTAGCACCTGTTGATCCATCAGAAACCGATAAATCTGTATCAGCTCCATCCGTTACTGCTTGTGTTGTATAACCACCAGATATCTGTTCGATAATTTGCCAGTTGGTATTAGTTAATGTACCCCATGTGCCGGCTTTTTCGCCAGTCGTCATTAGCTGAACGCCAAGAGGTGTATAATTTGATCCCATAATATTTAATCTCCTAATTAAGCTGCGTGTGTTACATCTGTATAAGCTGTGTAGCCGGTTATGTCAATATCTTTATAACCTAATGGTGACACGCCACTTGAACCTAAATTAACATTAAACTCTAAACCAGTCAAGCCTATCGACATATCTGCTATTGATACACTTCCAATGCTAAATGTAGCATTAAGCCCACTTAATCCTACAACCATATCCGCTACAGTTAATCCTGATGGCGTAGCCATACTCATTGCATTAAGAGTGCTAATAATAACTAATTCAGCATTATCAACAACTAGGTCTGTATCTAAACTACTTGTGATAGCCAAACCACTAATACCATAAATCATTTCATGGGCTAGTCCGCCTGAATTTAATGTAGTAGTAACATTGAAGCTGGCTAATCCTTGACTATGATCAGCTCCATTGTTGATATTTAAAGTTCCTATGCCCGTTAAAAAATTAAGGGACGTAGAAATATCAAATATCATATCAAACTCATAAGTTGGAGTTCCTATATCTGAAGTTATTTGTAATCCTGAAATTCCGATATTGCTTTCAATATTTGTAAAGGCAAATGGACCACCCCAATATGCTTCTCCCCATGAACATACTCCCCATCCATCAGGGCCAAGGCTGGTAGTCATATCCATACCATCTACAAGAACTGTAGTAGTATTTTGACCCCAGTTACCAGTACCCCATTCATCTCTGCCCCAACCATCTTCGGCTTGAGCATAAGCTAAAGTTCCTAAAGTTGTAGTAAGATTGAAACCGGTGACAGGAATAACAGGGCTATAGCTATCTCCCCAAGGTTCTTCTCCCCAGGCAGCTCTACCCCATCCATTTTCAGAAGCAGCTGAGATTCCCGCTGCATTTAAGTCAACACTAAATCCGAGTCCAGAAAGATAAACAGTATTACTGTCATCTCCCCAACCCATTTCGCTCCAACCAAATCTGCCCCATCCTTCTTCAGGATAAGATAGAAGACCGGCTGAATTTAAAGTGGTTGATAATGTAGTTAAAAGACCATTAAGAGGAACGGTAGTAATGTCCTGTTGCCCCCAATCGCCTTCGCCCCATTCTTGTTCGCCCCAAGCGTTAGCCATAAGGAATTACCTCCTATGACTTATACTCCGCCCGATAATCTAATAATCGCTGAGCTAGAATCGTTAGTAGGAAACTGAATTGTGAACGTTCCAGAAGAAACAGTTTTATCTCCACCAAAGGCTATACCACAAACTGCTCTGTTAGTTGTAAACCCTGTAACAGCAGTTGTGTTATAAATTAAACAACCATTTGCTGTAAAAGAAGCCGACGTCCAAGACGTATCAGAAAAATCTGTATACGTTGTGGATGTAGATTTTGCTACTCCTGTATTCGTTAACGCGTTTCCACCAGCACTATAACCCGTTCCACTGATCTCGTTGCTGGGTCCGCCATAAGCTGTAGTAGTCGAGTCAATAGTTGATGAACTCGTGTACAAAGCTATTTTGAAAGCGTTCCCGGCTGGAGTTCCACCAGACGTGTTGAAATTATGTCCACCTTTCATTAATTCTTCTTTGAAAGTGTTACATATTGCTGAAGATATTGCCATAATTTTTCTCCTTAATTTACGGTGACGGAGATTTGATCGGGATTCTTACAGTACCATCTGTATAATCGTCTCTTCTTCGTCTACCAATTTGCACTCCTGCAAACTTCTGTAATTCGTTTTTATATTTATTTTCGTATAATGTCAACATATCCATAGGGCCTTTTAAATATCCAAAAGCCTCTACTAAACAGGCATATAATAAACCATGGGGAAAGTACTGACTAATATAAGTTGTAGCTGTAGCAGTTAGACTCTTAGGTACCATATCATAGTATACTCTATGTTTATAAGTAGCATCAGGGGTAGGAGCTATATAAAGGCCTCCTGAAGTAGTGTCGGAAGTTCCTGTAGCCCCTCCAAACATCGCATAATATTTAGGAAAACCGGTCACATCTTGACCTGTGCTTCCTCCTTCTGTCCCAGTGAGTCTATTAACATACTCACTTAAATAAGTTTGATCCTTTTTAATTAACCAGGTTCCAGGGCCTGTAGTAGCGGAGGTACTATTAAAAACTTCTACCCCACGTACAAATACTGT